TCTCTCACCATATACACCTGAGCAGTTATTAGAAATTGCAAGGTTTGCAACTAAGGACACATGGACTGATTCAGCATTACAGGATGTAGTTAGAATTTCAAGAGGTGTCCCAAGGACAATTGTAAACTTCATCGGTTTAGCTGAGGATTACTACTTAGCCGATGAGAGAAATCTAGAAAAACTTGATTCACAAGTAATTGCAGATATGCGAGAAGATCGATCGCTTAATCCTAATGGAACAACTGAACAGGATTGGCTCTACATAACTGCTTTACTTCAAACCTTTGGGAATAATCCCACCGGAGTTGATAGCATTGCTTCTGTAATTGGAATTGATAAAGAAACAATAGTTTCAGTTATTGAACCATACCTAATCCAGCTAGGCTATGTTTTGAGAACACAAGCCGGTCGAGTAGTTAATTCTGAAAAGTTAACTCTCAATTAGATTCAAAGGCAATGCGTACAGAAAAAAAGATCTGTACGCATTGTTTTTCAAAAGAGGTTTTACAAATGATTTTTTCAGAAAAAAATAGATTCTTTCGGCCATTGAAATTATCTACATCCGTATCTGAAAGAATCATTTAACGGGGGATTTTACTTATTACGGGGCGCTATATAGATTACGGCAAATATTTAACAGAGAAAAGGAGTTTAGATGAAGAACATCGACGTTGTAGACAAATGGTTACGGTTCAAAGAAGGAAAGTCTGGCTCAATGAGTACAAATGGGAAAGAATTGTATTCTTACGCTTTATTAATCGGGGATACAGATGAGGAAGGATTAAAGGTAGTTTTCCTTCATCAATCATCAGTAACTACTGCTAGACATATAAACTTGGCAAAAGCCTATGCTGATAAAGTTTATCTAGACGGCATCGAAGTTCCCAATGATTTAGAGCGAGGTACAATAGCTAGACTTAGACGACAACATAAAAAACATCGTTCGTTTGTTAAAAGTTGTTACCAATGCCAAGCAACAAAGGAAAGCAATGTATAGATTACTTATGGAAGCAAACAAAAAGAGACTGAGCAGGATGTATACTAGATTCCCATTCAAAGGCAATGGATTAAATCAAAGATGCTGTAAATGTTCACAATTCTTAAAAGATGGACAGGAAGTCAAAGTAAACACTGTTAGTAATTTAATCTTTCATCAGGAGTGCTATGTATCACGCTAATGGATTCTTTAATGCAGATGGTTCGTGCCAACGATGGAAGATTAACGGTCAAACAAAAACTTGGAAAACCAAACCTGAAAAGTTCCGAATTCCCATTAAGCATGGATTACGGGATTATTCGTATTACACCGATGAAAACCAGAGTCTATTTCACAAAGAGGAGGATTGTCTAAATGCCAAATAAAGAATTAGAAGCATACTGGCGTTGTATTTATTGCAATAAAAATGTTCCATGGCATAGCATTTCACTTGCCCATGAACCATGCGATGAATTAATAACAATTGTAACAAAAGATGGAGATCTCGTTACAATTAACTGTACACATGACGCATGTTGTAACGACTGCTTAAAGGAGCAATTAAATGAAGTGTAAGCATGATTTCCAAAGACTAATTGATTACAATGCAATACAAAATGAACCATTGCGATTATGCTGTACTTGTAGAGGATTGATTCGTAACGGAAAGTTTATCGGAGTCCCACCTAGGTTTATGTTTAACATGAGAGAAATTAGACCTAGTGAATACAGTCATCCATTACTTCTGGAGGGAAACAAAAATGTACGATTATAATAAATTACCTCTTCGATTACAGGAACCAATGAAATTATACGCTGAGGATAGAATACGTCCAGGTGGTTTTCTCACAGCTTTGTTATCTAATGATTTAATCTTAACATTCAGACAAGCTGATAAGAACAACGAACCAGAAATTATTAATATTATTTTCTGGGTTTTCTGGGAATTACCTGTTGGAAGTTGGGGATCAAGAGAGAAAGTAGAGGAATGGCTTGGAAATTAACGGAAGCGAAATAAACACAATTGAATTAATGGATTACTGGTGGATGTCTAGAGCATTTTATGTAGGCCAATACGATAGAATGATTTGGACTTCCGAACGTTATTCCAACTTACATTTTACAGTTCCTAGCGTTAGAGTCTACAAAGCATTGGATATTTTATTAAGCCAGAACAGGAGTTGACATTAATGCCAATTAGAACTTACACCTATTTCACTTTGGAATTTGAACGAGTTGGTCGTAGTGAAGTAGACAACGAGCGCATTATTAACATGGTCATCGAGCCACAAAAGAATGGGTTCAGTCTTTTAGAATCTAAGATTGAAGAATTCTTAAAGAAGAAAAACATTTCTGTAAAAATCTCAAACCATCAGTACGAAACATTCTCAGAATTTTCTGATTAGGAGTTAATCAAATGAACGAACCATTAACATTTACAGTTGATCGTGCAACATGGGCAGTTGGAGGATTTACCCAACTTAAGATTTCGACAGATTCCAAATATTCTAAAGTACCGGATGATACCAAAAACGGTAAGATGTGTTGTTTGGGATTTTACATTAATCAATTAGCAGACGGAACAGATAATACATTAGCAGGTATAGATACACCATCAGAGTTTTGTTCAGAATTACGGTACACTGAGGATACTATTCCTGATGCTATCAGACGTTTAGTACGTTTCGATTGGAATGAGAGAAACGGTCAAGATTACTGGATATGGCATAACAATGATAAAACATTACAATTAATGAATATTAACGATAAAGATGAATCAGAGTTTGACGATATGACCAGAGAAGAATTACTAACTAAGTACTTTGCAGATATTGGAGTTACCGTAAACTTTATTGGTGAATTTCCACAGGAGGAAAACTAATGAGAGAAATGTTCGTTAATGTTTATACAGTTCAACAAGGTTACGGTGGACCCGAAGAAGGTGGTTGGTGGTATGAAATCGGTACACCTGTTACGTGTATGAAAACAACTTGTAATTGTAATTCAGACTGGCACGAACAAAGTAATGACATTTGTCCAGTAACACATTGCTTCAAGTATACTTTGGACAATTACATATTGGGACATAAGGAAGAATACTTAGAAAGCTTCATTACGGCTGGAGGAACATGGTCTCCTGATTCTATGGATGATGCTCCTCCTGAATACGTAGGAGAAATCGCTACTACTGGTAAACGTATTATAAGAGTAGAAACTATTCCAGCTATGACCTATCCACAATTTAAACCTCATTACGAATAGGGAGTTAAAAAATGAATAATAACGAATCAGAATTGAATGCACCTTTCCTACAAGCCTTTGCAACTGGACTTAGGGCTATGGATGTAGTCGGAAAAGTAGGACATAGGAAGATTTTAGATGCTACCCCAGAACAGTTATCTACATTAGCGCACTTTGTGCTTGCAGTTAAAAAACTTAAAGAAACCACAGAAACTAATCCTGATTACTGGGATTGTGAATGTGAAGCTAATTACATTCACAAAAAAGCAGATAGACTAGCATGTCATAGATGCGGTGCAACTCAAGACGAACAACCAGACTCTAGAGTTAGTGAGATATCATAGAATGTATTCAATATATAAAGTTCCAAATGATTCCTACGATGACCCACCGAAATGTGGAATTAGATTAAGCCAGTTTACTGGTTTAGAAACAGCTATAGATTACGCTGAGAAAGTATGTCATTACGAGAATGATACAGACTCAGCTTACTTTGTAGTTAACAGTGATACTTTTCAGCACATTTACAGTACAGGATTGATTAATGACGAATCTTCATAGTTGCGCAAGTGATACTACAATTAGTTTAGATTACGTATCTAGTTGCTGTGGTGCAGAAAGGAATGAGCATGTAGAAAACTTTTGTGGTCAATGTAATGAAGCTACAACTTTTGAATGTATTGACTGTGGTAAAGAAGAAACGATAGAGAACATTGTTTATCTAGAATCTGGAGAATGGATGTAAGGAGTTTAACTATGTACTTTGAAATGCACAATAAATGCGAAGCTTGTAACGGTAAAGGGGAAGTTATCATTCCAATTTATACCGAAGACATTATGGCTATTGTTAGTGAGCACATAGATTGTGAATGTGAAAATAGCAAAATAACCGCTGTTAAACAAGTACGTCAAAATTATAACTTAAATCTTAAATTCGCAAAGGAGTTAGTTGAAGGTGCACTGTTCCTTCACAATGTTATTTTGGAAAATGCAGTAAAGGTAAAAGATCCCAATGATGTAATTTCTTACAAAGAATTTACACAAACAATTAAAACAGCTCTTACACATACAACCTTAGATGAACAAACTGTTAAAAATCATATACCTAAAGAAGATATCATTCGTATCATAAGTGATAGTCTTCACCAAAGACTTTGGGAAATAGAGGAGACAAAGTGAAAAAATCTGAATTAGAACAGCTTTGTAAATCAGGTGGTGGAATTCTAATTAAAACCAGTGGGAGGATTTCTATTTCAAATCCACCACTTGGTTTTGAAAAAATCAAATCTTTAATAGGATTAAGCCAAAAAGATTTAGTCGAAGTTATTACGCTTCGGAGTTTAGATCTTGTGATTCTTTGTGATGAAGAAGGACGTTTAAAAGGTGAATCTTTCAATCCAATTGCTACATCTATAATGGGTTTCGAATTTCCACATGCTATGCTTAGAAATGAATTCCTAGTAGGAGATGTATTTATATGTGGCACTGACACCTTAGATTAACTTGCTAAATTGGTCAAAGTGTGCTATGATATATATAACTTAGAGAAAGGAGGAGGAGGTTCCCAGGGCAAATCAAACTTAAGTGGAAGGAATTAACGGCATTGAAGATAGTTATTGAAGGCATGGAAATTGAGATTCCAGACGATTCTAGAATCCTCACTCAACTGGAAAACCTTAAGACTTCACAAGAAGAAGAAGCACATAGTGATGCTAGAGATAGTTTCAAGACAATGGCTTCTGATGCAGTGATGGATCTAACTAACGATACAAATGAAGATGCACTTTCAGGGATGTCTCTCATTGTTTCTCTGGATAGAGATGATGAACCTAAAGTCGTTCGCAGTGCGCTCATTGACATTAAGAAACGGTTGCCAAGGGTTAAAAAGGAAGAGTAACCTAAGTGGGCTGGGAAACCAGCCCCCTTTTTTGTCTAAAAATAACTTGACAAGTGCAAGCGTATGTGGTATACTATTAGGATGGAGGTACGTATGCCCATTATAGATTTCCTCAAGTGGGAAAAGAAACAACTCGAACTTGAGCAAGAATTAAAGCAACGTGAAAAATACTTATACACTCCCTGTATATTTCCTACTTGTGAACGTATAGTAACAAACCCTTTACCAGATTCTCAGCTGTTTTGTGCTAGGCACGAGGAGAGCTAAAATGAAAAGGAAAACTCCACAGATGGCTTTGCTAGAGACTAAGTATGAATTAGCCTATGGGTCCAAAGTCAGAATTGATGAATTGATTCTAGATTACATCCATCAAAACAAAGGTTCAGTTAGGAATGCTGGAATTCAAATCTCTAGCGAACTGATGAATGTATCTGAATCTACTTTGAGCAGATGGGTCTTCTCTCTAGATTTGGCAAAGTCCATTAATAGAATTAAGCGCGAGTTTGGCAATAAGAAGATTCTTGAAGAAGATTCTGATGATGCTTTGATTATTTTCCAGGAACGACTTCAGGGAAGATGCACTGCTCATCAAGAATCCTTTAAAGAATTAAGCGCTCCTCTGAGTATGATAAAAATCATCCCAACTGAGGAGAATTCATTGGTTATCATTAAGGATAATCAAAACGTCAATCACTCATTTTTAGTGGAATCCCAAGAGCTTTCTGTAGTACAAGGTTAGACGTTCAGTCGGACATCCACCCTATAGTTATTTGTTATACAGCCTTGGACAAGGGGGGGGGGGTATGTCCAACCCTGTATAACAATACCGATTTCTAAGTACTAAAAAACTCTTTATTCCCAGGATTTAATGATGGTTAGACTGTCCCCTATTTTTTAATAGCTGTTTTCTATAAGATTCTCATATTTGATATGACTTTTGTACTACACACTTAGCAGGAGTAACGACTGTGCAAATTGAAGTTCCTTTCGATCAAGAACAACAGGACTATTTACCATTTGACGATAGGGATTTTGTCATTGCTGTTAAGGAAGCACACAATCAGCGCAAACTTGCTACGGAACAGTACAATAAATCACAGTCTGATATTTTCAAAACCCAAGAAAGATTAACGGAATTACTGAATAAATACTTCCTCAAAGCTGGGGAAGTTGGTGATCTTCTTTCCATTCCACGAAGTACATTAAATTTACACTTGAAACAAGGTAAAATACCTGGACTTCGACTCAGTGGAAAGTGGTACATTACAAAACTTTGGGTCTATGACCAACTGAGGTAAATAATGTCTGATGATATTCTAGAGATCGGAGTCCCGAAACCTTGGCAATTCCATACCGGAACCAGTGATAAGGATGGCAGTACTGAAACTTTACAAGTTAGAATCTCTCCTACTTTAGGAAGATTAATTGATGTAAGTTTACAGGAAGGCAAGGAACGTGGTGTTCCTATGCGGACTAGAAGTGATTTCGTTAGATTTGCATGTTCAGTAACTTTAGAGGCTTTTGCGAAATTCATAGAAGTTTCTAATGAATCTTTAAACCATGAATTGGTTTTAATGGAACAGGCAAGTAGGACAGCTTACCAGACTTCTTTGATGACTTCGGTGAGATCAAACACAACTGACGTTGTTAATGGATTAAGCGCAATGATTGCACCTAATGTTCAAAGTTGGCAAGAGGCCAAAGTCAGGCTTAACGAGTTTTTGACAAACATTCTAGCTATGATTAACGCTGGAAATGAGTTTCTAGGAAATATGTATTTGAAAGAAATCTTTCAAAACCGAGTATTAATACATATTCTTATTCAACTAGATGAGAATTTAGAGGAAGGGGTAGGTCCAATAGTAATAAATGCGAGGAAGAGATTTGAATCAACCAAGTGAATTAGGTCTGATATTTGATAAATGGCGTCCTCAACAAGAAGAAGCTATTTCTTGGTTAGGGGACAATCCCATACAAGTCTTAGAGGCTCCAACTGGCACTGGCAAAACTGGAGTTATTCTAGGATATGCTCAAGAGAATCCTCAGTGGAGGTTTCTAATTCTGTGCGCTACAAAGTTAGAGCAAGAGCAGTACATGAAAATCCACAATTCAGTAGATACAGTAAGTGTTAAGGGCAAGAATAATTTTCACTGTGGTGTTTTAACTGAAGGGGTATTCGATGGATTTGTCGAGGAGGAGTGTTTCAGGGAGAATTGCACTGAAACACATATAGATGAGGCTCCTTGTCAGAGTGGTCTTGAGTGTGAATTTCAGGGAAAATGTAGTTATTTTGTACAAAGAGATAGAGCAAGAAACTCTAGGGTAGTCATTACATCTTATCCAATGGGATTAAACATGCTTAACCTGACAAAAGGTTTAGGAGCATTTGATGTAATTGTTGAAGATGAAGGTCATGTTCTGGATAACATGCTGGAATCTTTCCTATCTATTACGATATCTCGTCAAGTCCTCAAGCAAGTATTTAACATTGATGTAAAGAATAAAACTAACTTTCCCTACTGGAAGAAGAATACTTTTATTCTAGAGCAGATCCAATCCCGTCTAGGGCAATTAGAATCTTCATTAGAAAAGTATTCAGTAAGGAGTAACCCACCTCCAACAGTTTTGGTAAGGCATATACAAACTGCTGAGAGGTATATCAAAAACTTGAAACGTATCCAAGCATTAGATTCGTTCAATTGGTTGATGGAAGATGAGGGTGGTCCTATAAAGTTCACACCTGTATGGACTACAGATGAGTCCGAACGAGTTCTCTTCGGTCACTCAAAAAGACATATTATTATGTCTGGAACTATTCCTAGTCCTAAGATGTTAAGCAAAAAGATAGGATTAAGCACTGACAATTTTGATTTTAAAAGATTGCCATATGTTTTCCCTGTGGAGAATCGAAGGATTATCCTTAAACCATCTGTGGATTTAACGTATAAAAATAAACAACAAGGACTTCCGGTTTTAGTCGAAGAGACTAATCAGATATTGTCTCAATATACAGATAGAAAAATACTTATTCATACTGTTTCATATGAGATTCAAAAGTATCTTATGGCTAATTCAATGTTCCAGAATCAAATGATGGGACATGATAGTAGGAATAGAGTAGAGGTTCTAAATAGATTTAAGGAATCATATCCCATGTCTATTCTAGTTAGTCCTAGTTTTGACAAAGCTGTTGACTTGCCAGGGGATGAATGCGAATGCATTATTATTTGCAAACTTCCATGGCCGAATTTAGCGAGTCCAGTTATTCAGAGAAGAATGAAATCTGATAGAGACTGGTATGAGCATGAATGCTTGAGTAGTTTACTCCAAATGGTAGGACGCGGGAATCGTACTGAAACTGATGTTTGTGATATTTATATCCTAGACAAAAGTATTAAGAGATTCCTCAGTAAAGTCCATACAAATAAAGATTTCATGGAAAGTATTAAGGAGGGCAATGGTCAATTAGTCAATTTACACATTTAATCATTGAGAAAGAGAGCAGCAATTGCCCAACGAACTAAACTTTGGCGTTAACCTAGATGATTTCCCCTTGGGTTTGTTTGATGACTTTGATGGGGCTATAAATTCAGTAGCATTTGAGAAGGGTGATTACGGTACTCAGATTGCTCTTACGATAATCCCAGCTGAGTATGAGTATGATCCAAGGAATTTGGATACGGAAGATAGAGATGATCCTAACAAGTACCAGAAGCAGTGGTACGGAATGGGATCAGGTTCCTATGAAGTTTCTCCTAGTGGGCTTGAGGCTAAGGGGCCACAGCCAAATCGAAATGCAAAAGCAGTTAAACTTATAATTGCACTTAAGTCCAAAGCTGGTATTGGAATTGAGGGTTCCGATCTATCTGCACTTATCGGAGCAGACCTGCATTGGAAAGGAATTGAGGAATCTTATCGGGATAGAGATACGGGAGAAACCCGTACTAGTTCCAAGTTGTTCCCAACAGGCGTAGCATTAGGGTTCTCAAAACTCGGGTCGTAGTTTTAATCAGGGGGGGGCCTTGTGCCCCCCTTTACTTTAAGGGAGAATTCAATTGAACGAAACTATTATAGATAAATTCATTCTTGAAGAAGGAAGAACATCTCATTACTTTGCTGTAGTTCAGGGAAGCAGAGTATTAGTTTACTTTCATGAGGAAACTCCTGATGGTAAATTTATAGATAGATTCTGCTTTGAAACTACTATGGATATTATGGAGGATATATGCCAAGTATAGAGAGAAGTCCAGAGATTGAAATAGAGTGGGAAGATCAACACGTAGAAGATTTAGTCAATCAAGAACCTAGAGATGAGCAACTTCACATTTCAGACTTGATTCTATGTTTAAGGCAAACTACTTTAGGTAGACAGTATGCTCCCAAGTGGGAGTTTACTACTGCTTTAAGGTTTGCATTCGGTCGAGCCTTTGAGACTGCTTTAGCTAAAACTTACTTGAGGAATACAACTCAAGAACTAGAAGTTTATCTAGAGGATCTAGTAGGCCATATTGATTTTGGTGATGATCCTCATGATTGGGAATGTAAGTTTACATGGGGTCGTGCTCCTACTGAAAGTTATCTGAAAACTTATTGGTTGGAACAAGCAGGATCGTATGCTATTGCTAGAGGTAGAACTCAATCTAGGTTCGCTGTTTTTTATATGCTTCCTGTACCTGGAGTTCAAATCTATGTTGTGACTTGGACTGAGGAAGAACTAGAACAATTAAAATCTATCATGTTGAACAGAAGAGATTATGTTGCGACACATTTAAGCGAGGGGACACATCCACCAAAAACTCCTCTAACTTGGCTCTGTAAAGGTTGCGCTTATAAGTGGATTTGTGATGATGTTGAAAGTACTTTGGATTTAGGAGGATTAGAGTGACCTTTGATATAAATACTCTTCAGAGTGGGTCTAGTTATCTAGCCGAACGAAACAGATGGTTTGTTGTTGCTTGGAGTGAGACTGGATTGGGGAAGTCTTATTTCTCAATGGGGTTTCCTACTCCGATTTATATATTGTCACTAGAAACAGATGGACCATTTTCTGCTTTGAGAAGGAAGGTTTTAAAAGATAACTTAAATCCTAATGAAGTATTTATTACCGAAGCTTGGCAACAATGCTTTGATGGAAAGCCTCCTTTTATCAGGTTACAACAGCATTATAATAAAATGTGGCAGTTTTGTTTGGATTGGATGAAGGGTGTTTCAGAGATGGCTCCAGAGGGTACTATTGTAATTGATACAGCTAGTAACTTGTGGAATATATGCTCTGAAGTAACAGTGGAACCTAGAAAGAAAATTGCTGAAGAGAGGAATCAGAAGTTCCTCCAATTTGAATGGAAGTATGCGAACAATGCTTTCCTTGCTCCGTTTGAATCATTACGCGCAACTAATTTGAATTTGCTGATGTTGAATCATGCGTCAGAAATCCACAATTCAAAGGGACAATCTACTGGATTGTATAAATACCATGGGAATAAAAAAGCATTACAAGATGCTGATTTAGTAGTTAGGATTGGGGTAGATCAAAATCCAAAAACAGGTGGAGTTGATCGTCGTTGGCTACTTGTTGAGAAATGCAGAGACGATAATGATTTAATCGGGGCTGTGATAACTGACGTTAATTTCAAAGGTGTGAAGAGTATGTTGGAAGGAACTGAAATTCCAACTGAACGCATGAAGATTCTCATTGGAGATAATTACGACAAAACACTGGATGAAGAAGAAGAATGATTACTCTTGATAGTAACGAATGTATTGAAGGTCATATTGGACATGAATTAATTCCTCTTCTCTCTGGTAGAGTTAGTAGTAGAGTTCTTGAATGTGCAGATTTATGCTTTGATGGTATAGTTGAAGACAAACATATAAGTGTTGGGTTAGAATTCAAACACTATCCATCAGACGCTTTTGCTAGTTTAAGAGATGGAAGATTAGTACATCAACCTATTCGAATGTTAGAGTTTTATGATGTAGCTTATATTGTTTTTATAGGTCATCCGATGTCTATTAATCTATCTACTGGGAAAATGAGGGATATAGATTACCGTACTGGACAGCTTCAGGATGCCGCTTATTCGTGGCATTGGTTCAACTCAGCATTGATGAAGTTTGAAGCTGGTGGTGGACATATAAGACATGTTCCTGATATAAAACATCTAGCCGCTTTTGTGTTATCACAAGAAAAATTCTGGAATGTTACTAACCGAGAAACAGAAGTTTTTGTAAAAAAGAAGATCCTTAACTTTGAATTAATGAATGACCCATTAGCTGAGATTTACGAAAGAATGGGCATTGGTATTAAACGTGCTTTAAAACTAGCAAAAGTTGCTCCTGATCTCCAGATTCTAGTTCAACTCACTAACAGTGAGTTATTTAACATTCCAGGATTTGGTAGAGGTTCAGTCAAAAAAGTTAGGGATTTTGTAGGTTCTCGATTAGAGGGACAGGAAGAATTATCATGAGTGAAGCTGTATTACGTGAAGCTATTTTAAATTGTCGAAAATGCGGAGAGTACACAGAGAGTATTATCAAATCTGGAAAGAACAAAGGACAGGTTAAGCGCGAATACACAGTTCCTATTCAGTCTAAAACTGCTATTCGATTAACGGATTCTTCTATATGTGGAGTTCCTGGGAGTGGACCTATCGATGCTCCTTATCTCTGGATTGGTGAAGCTCCAGGTGAAAACGAAGATAGAATCGGTGAGGGATTCGTTGGTAGATCAGGCCAGTATCTAAAAGAAAGATTGATAACTAGATTAGCTGAGATTGATCTGGATGAATGTCGATTTGCAAATACAATTCGTTGTCATCCTGCTGAGAATCGTGATCCGTATAAGAATGAAATTGATGCGTGTATGCCTTTTCTGCTATCAGAAATTGCCATTGTAGATCCTAAAGTAATCTTTACCATAGGAAGAATTGCCACTAAGACTTTGTTGGGAATTTCTCTAGCAGAAGGACATGGTAAAGTTTATGATTGGAATGGTTATCCAGTAATGCCACTGTATCATCCAGCTGGGGTGAATAGAGCAGTCAGTGCAAAAGTATTAGAGTGGGATTACAGAAATATATCAAGACGTTTAAATGAGAATTTGGATGATTCCGGAAAGCTGAAAAAGCCAAAGGAATATAATTTAGAATTAGGAGATACAGCTGAGAAGTTTGCAGTTTTACTAGAGCAATTGTCTCAGGTACAAGAGTTCGCTTTTGACATTGAGTGTGATGAACCTGATTGGGTTCGAAACAACAAAAGCAGTAAGAATGTAGATCCAATTCAGAATAAACTCATTGGGTTTTCTATTGCGTATAGATTAGACGAAACAATACGAGCATGGTATATTCCCACTTCTGATTACGCCGATGTTCCTCTAGGGAATTTTGATTTAGAGAATTCTTCCCAAGTCCCACATGTACTTCTAGCATTGCTTCAACCTCACTTTGAGAGATGTGAAGTTTTTATGCATAATAGCAAGTATGAAATACAAAGTTTAAAAAAGTATGGGTTGAGATTCAGAAAAATATTCGATACTATTCTAGCTGCTTACTCATTACGAGAAGAGCAAGTTGGATTAAAGCCTCTTACCAAAGCAACATTTGGGATTACACTGAACGATATTAATTCCATAATTGATTTAAAAAAACATGTTTTAAGTGAAGCTCCATTAGCTCAAGTTTTCCCCTATGGATGTAATGATTCTATTTATACTTTGTTGTATGCAGAGTATGCAAAGTCAAAGTTTGATGATGGGGAGAGAAGATACTTTGAGGATACTTTGATGAAGTTGCTCCCTTGGGTGATTGACTCAGAGTATGAAGGTATTGAACTTGACATAGATAGAATCGAATCATTAAAGCCTTTGATTAAGAGTATGTTAAGAGGGATTGAAAAAGAAGTCTTTGATCTTTACAAAGAGAAAATGGGAGAGTCTACAGAGTTTAATTTACGCTCTGGAGATCAAACAGCAAAGGTTTTGTTTGAGGATTTGAAACTCTCACCTACGAAATTGACTCCTTCAAAAAGTAGGTATTCTGTAGCCGCTGGAGACTTAGAATCAATCAGACATGAAAACCCCATAGTAGGTAAGTTAATTGATTTTAATAGTTTAAGTACTATTAACTCAACGTTTATCTCTGGAATGGAAAAGCATATTCACCCTAAGACTTTTAGGGTCCATCCTAGTTTTAATCAGATCATTACATTGACATCTCGTGGTTCTTCATCTGGTCCTAACATTCAGAATATACCAGCAAGAGATATCCAGTGGAAGGTTATCAGAGAGATCATCATAGGTGATGAAGTTGGTCATGAGATTGTAGCTATCGATCAGTCCCAAATAGAATTACGATGGGCTGGTCATTTATCCCAAGATGTAACTATGATGAAGATTTTCAACGATGGAGAAGTTTCCATTCATGAGAATACTTGTAGGGAAATTTACGATATAACTCCTAGTCATGCTGATTGGGACTACTATTACAAAGGAAGCAAGAATGGTAATTTTGCGGCTTTGTATGGAGCAGAAGCTAGAAAACTAGCACAGACTTTAGAATGTAGCTTGGAAGTTGCTCAAAAATTCCTCAAAGAACATAGAAGACTCTATCCTCAGTTTTGGCAATGGGCAGATGCAATGATAATCTTTGCCAAGAATTACGGGTATGTTGAGACTCACTTTGGATTTAAACGCTATCTCCCTGGGATAACTTCACGTAATTATCATATGAGGAGAGAGGCTGAACGCCATGCTGTTAACACACCAGTTCAAGGCGGTTCAGCTGGACACATTCAGCAAGCAATGGCTGAGATCATGAAGATGTTAAATAGACATAAAATCAATGCTAGGATGATTCTTCAAGTTCATGATGAATTAGTATTTTCGTGTGCTAGAGAACATGTTAAGTATTTAATTCCCAATGCTAGTAAGATCATGGAAACTATAGTTCCATTGAGTGTGCCTACACCGGTTGAAGCAGAAGTTGGACCTAACTGGGGACAACTAGTACCTTATGAGGAGTGGGAAGAATGACTATAAGTTTAACAATGAAGAGATTACGAGTAATGGAGGATGCTGTTTCCAACCATTTAACTGCTTGTAATGATGATCCAATTGGGTGGGGAAAGTCCTATTTAGAAGCATTGGAAAAAGCTGATCTATGGATAAGTCAAGAGATTAAAAAACGAACCTTGGCATCTAAGTCAGAACGAAAGTGGGGAAATAGTATGACATCTTGGTACATAGAGAACTTCAACAACTTAGATTCCAAGGCAATCATAAAGGTTGCTAAGGCACTGGAAATTCCAGTCAATGTTCTTGCGCAATTCTGCGATGGTGTTAAGAGAAGTCACGAAGCATTAGATGAAAATGCATTTGGTTTTGACTCACTACTTACTCCATCGGATCTAGTGATTCAGGCTCAATACAGTGGTGGTTCCGACAAAGTAGAAGTTACCATCAAGCCTAAGATATGAGTTGTGATTCATTAATAGGAATCATGACTTGCCATGAGGATGATTACTACGAGTTAGTTGATCTAGGAATTGATTTCATTCCCGATACAGACAAATACATGCAAGATGACAGATGGGAATGGGAATTCGAAATGACATTTGAAGTTAGTCTAAAACTCAATAAAGTAATAAATAGTTTTACTGAATTAGAAATGGAATATGTGCATAAGGAGCAAGAATGGAAATTATAGATTTGGATATATTAGCACAAACAGAAGAGAGTCCTGAGTTGATAGAGTTACAGGATAAGATCGAGCGTCGTCATTTATTATCTGAAGTAGAATCAAAAGCTAGAGAAGCGGCTAAGGAACGAAAAATAATTGATTCGGAAATCCATGAGTTTATGGAAAGTAGGCAAGCTGAAACTTTGATTTCAAAGGGTGTACAGATTTCACAGTACAAACGACGAGGGGCTGGGAAATGGGATAAGGATTTACTAAATAGTTTCCTCACTCCTTTGCAACTAGAGAAGGCTTACGCACACGGAAAAGAAGGAACTAGTCTCCGGTCTAAGGATGTTGATGACGAGTAGGGAAATCTTTCTCGTATTTCCTAATATATTAAGGGCAAGTTCTAATGCCGTACGGAAAAAATACTTATAGAGTAGAAGAATTAAGGAAGCAGAATCCTGAAATTACGGCATCGGCTATGTCAGAAATCTTAGGTATTACACGCGAACGAGTAAGGCAGATCTTAGTTATGCTAGGACTGCCTACTCGTGTTCCACCTAATAATGATTCTTGTGAGGATTGTGGTGTACATATTTCACCAAGTAGATCTAAGCGTCAAGTAAGATGTGTGAGTTGTCGAAAGATTTATATTAAACAGCAATCATGGGCAGAAGTCTCATGTACGTGGTGCGGTAAAAGTGTATTTAAATTACGTACTAATATTAAGCGCAATTTACATTTTAATCTGTGTAGTCCAGAATGCTGGCATAAGCAACGAAAGGGAATAACATTCCGAGGAGGGAAAGTCCTCAAATCAAGAGGAAGCTAATTTTACAGTCTTTACTAATTTCCAGAAATCAGACATAAGTTGACTGCGACTTTCACGAGACATAGTTCCATCGTCACGTATGCAACTCTGGATCTGTTCGATAAGTTGAATAGCTTCGGGTAGAGTATCAGAATACTTCATTGCCATACGTATCTCATTTATCATGATTCCCTCTTGTTATGTCCATCCACGCAATTCTCCGTTAGTACTACTTAATAGACTGATTCTATGCTTTCTAGAACATTTGTAAGTTCGTTCTAATTTATGTTTCTTAGAACTACTTTTTTCGACCTCCATATCATTTTCGTCCCAGGGACACACCGGAATAATTTTAATTCCCATACGAAGTAACTCGCTACGTTCCATGCGTACTGTTATAGTAGAATTGTATAATACTTGTGAGAATCCAATATATCTAAGCTGGGATGTTAATCCACTCATTAACTTATCCCGATGTTTTTTTTGCTTTGGTAGTGGGTGAGTATAGTTTTCGAATCCACAAGCAACACATAGTGGTGGTTCAGTAATATAGTTTTGTTGGAGAATTGAGTTACATCTAGGACAAATCATTTAAACATCAGACTGTAATACATCTTTGGCTAGCGCAATTATCCCAGCAATGCATCCAACAGCTATTTCATTTAGATCATTTTGGATTCCGACATAAGCGATTACTCCCAAAATACACAGAGATAAGAAGATTTGAGGACGTATTTTCCCAAAAAAATCTCGTAAATTCATAATTTTTTACCTTATAAATACTGGCTCTTCAAGTACTCCATCGTTAACTGTATTAACACTTACACTACTGTTAATTACAAAATCTGCTGAGTTGATATCACCATCATCACCGATGCGTACATTTTCTAAAATCAGTCTTCCTATTTCAAAATAATCAGCATTAAAAGCCCCCGTCCAAGCTTTTACTCCGTCTAATGTCATATTGGCTATTAAGACATCTCCACCAGTATTGGATTGGGTGATTAAAATCCTGTCAACTGTCATATCTTTTGCTATATAGCTAGTGGCTCCCCTACCTGATCCGATTACTACATCGTTAGTTGTACTAGCCATTGTCATCTCGAATGTATGACCAGCAGCAATTACACTTGATGTAGCAGTTAATGTATAGATATCTCCATTAGCCCAATCCATAGTGGGGAACTCACTATTTTTGATAGTTAAAGTATCAATAGTTATCATGTCCGATGTGCTTGTGCCTTGTATCTGGAAAGCATCTGTGATGCCATTTTTACCTAGAGAAACATTCGTAAAGCTAACTTCATCCAATCGAATATTAGATGGAAGATTAATTTGTAGCGTTTGGGATCTATCCTCCGGAAACTCTCGATCAACTACAGGACTACCAATCATACTAGGAGCTTCATAAGATGCACCTAACATCGGCCATGTTATCTCTTGGTCACCTGAACTAATTAAGACAAACAGCGAAGCTATAAACCCCAGAGAAACAGTCGCTAAAGAGCCAACAATTAACTTCCCACCACCCATATAGATTCCCCCAGGTATGGGAACCTTAAAATTCCAAAACTGTGGAAACTTAAATGTACCAAGTCTTCCAAGTTTGAAATTAAGCGTAGGTACTTTTAATGAGATTTTTACAGGAGATTTCTTATTCATCACTCTTCTTCTTCATGTCATCTTGCATAATTCCCACTATTACAGCGCTAGCCGCTGTAACTGGATTAGCGAAGATTGCGAACGCTACTAAAATTATGTCAAGGTGCGGAGCAATTTCTGCAGGTTTTGAAGTTGTCTTCCAGACTATTAAAACACCTAGTGTTACGAAAGCTAGGAACAACGGTCCGATTAATACAATTGTGAGAAATTGACTTCCAGTAAGTGTAGTTTTTGTACGTGAAGTAAGTTCAATTACTTCTCGTTCTAATTCTAGTATTCGATCTTCACTCGATTGGGCTGCCATCTACATTTCTCTGCGTTACTGGAATGATATTATTGTTATCGTACATATCTTCAATAGCGGCAAGTTCTCTAACATCATCTAATTGATAACCGATAATGCTAGAAACTATTAAGTCTAGTTTTGTTTGTTCTTCACTAGTTAAGGATTCTTTAGGAGTAATTTCAAAAATGCCTGGATTGCTTCTAACTGTAAATTGTTTTCCTATTAAAACGTATAAAACTGTTGAATCAATACTTTTAAGTATTTTCATGCTCCACCTATTTCTTCTCTGTAGATAGATCCAAAGTAGAAAGAATTATCTTGGGCAGATCCAGCACCTGTACTATCTCCAATGTGGTAAGGTACAGGACTACCACTAACAGTTGGCAAATAGGTTGTATGTGTTGCTACTAAAGTCCCATTGTTATAAAACTTCAAGTTTGTGCCATTGTATTTAATAGAACAATTATGCAATGAAGCAGCAGGATTCGCTGGTGTAAACGTAGTAGATGCTTCATTAGTCCCATTGCCATTTACGAAATGTACACCAGAAGAATTACACCTTACTCCAGCAAAGTTATGGGATGTACCGATAGGCAGAGTAGTTCCAACATCACCTGCATGAGCTAAACCACTAAAACTAGAATTTCCAGCATAAGTAGTGCCAAGGCCCGAGATTATCGTCATTTCCCACGGAACAGTAAACTTAGCATATATCGTTGATGGAAGATAGAAACTAGCTGATCCAGCAACACTAGCTCTGACTTCAAAGGAGGTAATATCCCCTGTGTAAACTACAGCGGATTGGAGAGTCCCATCACTTGTTACTGATATACCATCACTAGCTCCATTTACACCAGCAAATGAGAGGGAAGATCCTACTCTATTCATAGGAAAAGATGGATTTAGGACTTCCCCTCTCAAGTCATTGTACTGAGCAATTAGGAGCGCATCACCATCTGAAACCTCAGAAGTTTTGTCCGCCATGCGTTGGTTCCCCTTCTAGTACATTATCTCCACTAAGACGTTCTCGAAGAATAGCTGGGACTGTTCCTCTGAAAGCTTTGATGCCTTCATCTTTCAAACAGTCAAGCGACCATTCTAGAGCTTGGTCATCTAATTTTATCAGAGACCTTTCAACATCAGGGTTCTGCATTGCACGTACAATTTGCAAATCCCAATCCTGTTCCTCAACTGTTCTTTGTTGGGTAACAGCTCCATTTTCATCCCTAGTCCACGTTCCATTATTGTGGAAGTAGATAAGACAATCTCTGAACGTTGCTGTAGTAAACGGTCGAGGTGGCAGATCCATTGGGATATCTGCTACTCCAGATTCTTGTGCTATTCTTACAGCTTTGGAGCGTTCCTTCTGAATAGCATCTTCCCAAGCTCTATTTGCTTTTCTATCCATAGAAGGAATCACAATTGGATTCCCAGCGGCGTCTTCAATTTCATCCGTGTATTTGATCCACTTCATTTTTTTGCCCCTTTAATCATCACCTGAAAGTCGAGCGATGAAATAGTCTTCAAGTCGTATTAGCCTTTTTTGAATCCCCTCATATCTCTCTTTAGATTCTCTTCTTATATCATCATGACGACGAGTATTCTCCCTTCTTATAGCTTCAACTAAACTTGTCAATTGCCCAAATTTAAAGAATACACTGCCTAGGGCTATTATTACTAGAGATAAAACAGTGATGAAACTAGCTATGATTGTAGGTTCCAATTTTAAATCCCTACGTCTACATCGTGTGGGATATATCCATTAGGAGTCCACTTAGTCCAAGTGCCATCACATTTACGACCCCTAGTCATTTTCTTACCCTTATGATTATGGGAACAACCTGTATCAACAGTCCACTCACCTACTTCATCTTTGCTACCGCCCATATACCATCTAGCATGACCTTCATCGATAAGGACTTGGTTGATATTAACACCATCTCCAGTGTTGGTATTAATCCAGATCTCCCCTAGAATTCTCCCGAATTTTCCCTTCCCATCTTTTGATGTTTTAAGAACAACATCCTTTCTACCACGTTTACGAGGTATTGCATTAGCTTGGGAAATTAACTCTTTGATTCTCTCTTTGGCTGCTAGACCTAGAACCTTTTCTTTCTTATTAGAGGTGAAAGATTCAGGAGTATCTATCCCAAGGAGACGAATACGTTCTTCGTATATGATTTTAAACCCAATATCAATACGAGCATCGACAGTATCCCCATCGACAACACGACTTATTACTACTGGGAATTCGTAACTAGGTCCCAATTTCTACTCCGGAGCTGGGTCCGTGCCATCCCATGCATCGATGTCTGCACCAACTGAAGTAACATTAGCTTTGACCTCTGCCATTTTTGCAGTTGCTACAGAGGTTTTCCAATCGCTCGATTGGGAACGGTACTCGTTCAGCCCGTTAATCGCCGCGTTTGCCGCTGACCGTTTCGCGGCCAGAATATCCAGCGCTTCGTCATTTGTCATAGCTAAACTCCTAACTTGCCGCCGTGAATGTCTTGGGCGTCCAAGAGGCCGCGGACTGAGCCTGACTGTTGGCCTGAGCCAATATCACGCTAGCCAATTTGTTGACCTCGAAGACTTGCCACTCGGCATCGGTGTCGATGTCCTCATCATTCCCTGCCACGTTCGCACGGGACAGCACTCTAGTGGCCGAGTCGAGGGTGACTGACTTGGTCACGCCCCCTTCAACGGCTATGGAAATTACGGTGTCGCCTGTTGCCATTACTTCGCTCCTTCGATTGCCAGAAGCCTATTTTCCAGTGCTTTGATTTTATCCGCCGCCTGCATCAATGCGCCGTGGTGGAGCATTGATAGCTTTGTCATGTTAACCATCGCCCTTGGCCTACCGTTTTCAACGTGCCAAGAATCCTTGCCTATAATGCCTGTATTTTCCAGCATGTGTCTATGCTCAGTGCCTCTTGTAGACTCGGAGGCAACTAACTCTTTCTCTATATCGTTGATAAGCGAAAGGTCATCATAGGTATCAAATGTTGTCCATTCCACGTCCGCATGACCAGACCCTTCAACATCAAATATGAACCTAACTCCAGTTGCGCCGTCGTGTATAGCAAGGATGTTCCCGTCAGCCCCCAAGACCTGCGTGCCAGTGCCGTCCTTCATCCATCCCTTGAGGATGATTGCCGCATCACCGCTCGCGTATGTTTTGTTCGTATCAGCGCTAATCGCAATACCTTCTATGGCAAGCGCACGGGTGCCGGTGTGTGCGAGTCCGACGAGGTTTAGGCCACCGGCGGCACTCTGTTTTTTAGCAAAGCCATAAGTATCTGTTTCAGCAACAGTAGTAATACCGTGGTTAATATCAGAGGACTTGAGTGCAAATATATGGTCATCAGCCGTACCCTGGTTAATCGTCAACCCCGTGGTCATGTTGACGTTGGTGTCGTCGTTAATGAAGACTTTGCCATTACTGACATCTATTCCCAATAGTACCGTTCCGCTTGAATCTTGGAAGGTGAAATCCGATGTAGCGCTTCCCGCCTTGAAGTGCATCCCCCTGCTTGCCGCAGACACAAGATACGCACCTCGTATCATGAGTGGCGTGGTAGCGCCAGAATCAGCTCCATATATCTGAAGCCGCTCGCCTTCAGAAGTTTGAAAGCTGACAGTCCCATCGAACCTCGACGCGCCAGCGTCCACGAAGAGGGCGTAGTTGCCTGTTCCGGCTCCAGACATGGCTCCATTGACATAAAGCGTTGCCGCATTGGTAGTTGCTCCTCCTCCCGCCGTAGTTAGCGCAGGCGCATATAACGCAACGCCAGCGGCAACCGCATGTGTGCCACTTGCCGCCTCCAACAGCGTGTTGGCCCCAATAGAGAAGACGTTCATATCAGCGTCAACCGCGCCTGTTAAAGCCCCTGACACTCTAAGCTGAGACGCGAATCCAGTAGCGGTAAAAGTTCTGGAAACATAAGCCGTGTAATTCGCATTGGCGGCGACATTGATTCCTAACGAATTTGTGCCGCCATCCACATACAGAATCGTGGAATTATCGCCAATCAGGACATCGGCTCCAGTAGCCGCCCCTATGGTTAGGTTGCCCGATGCAGTGCTGATGATTGATGCGCCTGCAAATTCCATTGTCGGAGTTGCGCCACCTGATATACGCAAACTCTCCGCACCCGCAGTCGCTAATTGCATATGCTCAGTGCTGGCATGACTATAATGAATAAATCCTCTATACGCCGCCGAACCACTCGTCCCATCGGCAAACATAATATTGCCAGCTTGGTCCGCGTCTGAGACTAAGGTTATCCCAACAGGTGCGCTTGCCTGAAGAATAACCAAATTATCTGCATTTGCATGATAATCGCCTGGGGCTGTCGTGCCAATGCCGACGTTGCCACCGGAGTCGATACGCATCCGCTCGGTGACATCGGTATTAGTCGCACCGCTGGAACTTCCATTAGTCGAGAACACTATCGCGCCAGGAGTAAAGTTAGTCCCCTGCGC